ATGTTTAAGGACGACGCAGTCGTTAAACGGATTTATACGGCTGACGAACAGCAACAACAGGCCGAATCACAAAAGGCCGCGTTACTTTCCGAAGCAGAAAGCGTTATTCGGCCGCTGGAACGCGCTGTCAGGCTGAATATGGCAACAGACGAGGAACGCACACGACTGGAAGCATGGGGACGCTACAGTGTTCTGGTCAGCCGTGTGGATACGGCAAATCCTGAATGGCCACAAAAGCCTGAATAAAAATTAAGGCCCGCTATCGGGCCTTGTTTCATGCTGGTTGTTCTGGAAATGTTACTGGCAGGCTGGAGGTGTCTGTAGATTCGACTTTCTGCGCATAGAGCATCCACTCGGTTAATTTTTGTTTATTCTCGTCGGAAATGATGCCCAGCCGTAGCTGTGAGTCCCATAGCTGGGTTTTATCCCTGACAAGTTGCAACAGGCTTTGCTTTTCATTTTCCGCTTGTTGCCTCTGCTCTTCCTCGGTATAAGTTCGCTTTATCACTACGCCATCTTTGAACATCCATTTCCCCGAAATATCAGCCCGGCGATTTGCTGTAATATCAGGTAATTCAACGACGCTTGCACCCTCTGGATTAATTGCTGAAACATCCTTTTCAATACAAATAATAACGCCGTTATGGTCATAGACCATTTTCAAAGTGTCTGGCTGGAAATTCTTTTGTTCCTCATACCAGTTTTTTCCATCATCTGAATAAAGCCATTTGATGTTAAATTGCTTTGTTAGCTGGTATTGCTCTTTTGTTTTAGGGTTGCCAGCAGTAATGTTTTTTAAGTGCATCATCGTTAAATACTCCCCGCGTTATACCACGTCCCATTAATGCAATACTGAATTGGCCTTGCCTGAGTTGTATCAATTAATTCATCACGGTTTCCGTTAACTGAACCCGTAACGACATAACCTGACCTGTCAGACCAGCCGGGGCCTTTCCATGTCTGAACAGATGACAGACCGCCAAGGCGAATACCTGTAATAAACCTTGAGTTACATTCTGCCTGCGTATATGCACCAACATCCCCCGCAGAGGGTTTGCGTGTTGTGGTGTAAAACTCTGACCAGTTAGCTTCAAAGCCATAACCATCACGCGCTGAACGATAAAAAATACCGCCGTTCCTGTAATTCACGCGGAACTGTACAGCAGGGCAACTCCCCGCATTCATATTGAAGTGGAGGATTAATGTCGATGCACCACTGATATCTGCATCATAAACACCGCTATTCCAGTTCCAGCCAACAGCTTTATCATTTGCGACCCTGCGTCCTGTTTGCCCTAAAGCAAATGCAGGCTGCTGGTTTTTCGTGTTGTAGTCTCGTCGCCAGCCAGGAGCGTAAGCATCACCATGATTAATATAAGTGAATTGAGCGTTAGTAATTCCGCCACCGCTGGACGTGCTCGGCGTAGTAACGCGTATGGTCATTGCGCCGCGAGTGCCAATAACTTCCACCACAGCACCTGCAAGACAAATATTTCCGCAACCTGTATCTGTAATGACCTTATTATTTGCATAAGCCCATGAGCCTTTGCACATCCAGTAAGGATGGTTAAATGCCCCCTGACTCTCCAGCCACGAAATAAATTGCGCGGTTGTCCAGACCTGACTATCGCCACCAATATTCAGCCATGAGCTATATGCGCGGCAGGCACCAATATTTTTGGTGAAGGTATCTTTTCCTGGAATATCTGCGCCGTTCTGGTTTTTCTGTAATGCGCCAGAAGCCTGACTTACCGTTTCCTGTAAACCGAGGTATTCGATAACAGCGGCAACGGTCGATTTCGCAAGAATATCCCGCCCGACTTTTGTCAGGGTTGCCAGGCTGGCGACATCATTCCCCGTAAAATACGGAAACCTGTCTGCCGCAGTAGCAAGCCCGGCCAGCGCCGTCAGGGTGGCATCTTTCGGTTGCTTACCCGCAAGCGCGTTAGTCATGGTGGTCGCAAAATTCGGGTCGTTTCCCAGCGCCGCCGCCAGCTCGTTCAGCGTATTCAGTGCGTCAGGCGACGAGTCTACAAGTGCGGCAATCGCGGCCATCACATAAGCCGTGCTTGCGATCTGAGTATTATTAGTCCCTTTTGGCGCAGTTGGCGTTGTTGGCGTTCCGGTCAGCGCAGGACTGTTTAAAGGCGCTTTCTTGTTCGTTTCATCCATTACCGCCTTAACCGCTTTTGGTGTCGCAGCCAGCGTTTCAGACGGGCTGTTAGTGGCGCTACTGAGCTGAACTATCCCTTTTCGTGCCGTCGTTGCATCCTGAGCGGTATATTTTGCGTTAGCAAGGTCATATGCTGCCTTTACTGCCTTTGGTGTTGCCGCCAGTGACTCGGAAGTGCTGTTGGTCGCACTGCTGAGCTGAACCACACCTTTTTTCGTCGTGCTCGCATCTTCCAGAGATACGGCATCAGCAATATCCTCTGCCCGTTTTGCTGCTGTTTCGGCACGCGTTGCCGCGGATTCAGCAGCAACTTTGCTCTGAGATGCAGCCGTCGCACTGCCTGCCGCCTCTGATGCTTTCGTTGTTGCTGTCGTGGCACTACCTTTCGCTGCTGACGCTTGTCTGGTCGCCTCATCTTTTGAAGCAGACGCAGATGATGCCGATGACGCCGCTGAACCAGCGGACGATGCGGCTGCCGCCTTAGAGGAAGCAGCATTGTCTGCTGAAGTCTTTGCATTTGTTTCAGAGGTTTTTGCTGCAGAAGCAGACCTCGCTGCTGCAGTGGCTTGCTTAGTGGCTTCGCCAGCCTTCGTTGTGGCTGTTGAAGCGGATGATGCGGCGCTTTCTGCCGATTTTCCGGCGGCGGTGGCACTGGCTGAGGCCTGCCCGGCACTTGTTGACGCGGCACTGGCCGACGATGCAGCCGCTGTTTTTGAACCTGCCGCAGCTGAGGCACTCTGTGCTGCTGCCGTTTCAGAAGACTTAGCGTTTGTCTCAGACGTCTTTGCCGCCTTCGCGGAATTTCCTGCCGCCGTTGCCGAGGAAGCTGCACTACTGGCACTTGATGATGCATTCGTTTCTGATGATTTCGCTGCCTCTTTTGAGGCCGCCGCCCCCCGTGCCGAGGTGGCAGCTTCTGACGCCTTCGTGGTCGCTGTGGATGCAGAAGTGGCTGCCGATTTTTGTGATGCTGCGGCATTCGTTTCTGACGTTTTCGCGGCACTGGCGCTGGTAGCTGCCGCGCTTTTTGATGACTCTGCAGCAGCAGCACTTTTCGCTGCTTCACTGGCCTTTGTCGATGCCGTTCCTGCGCTGGAAGACGCTGACTGAGCCGACGACGCGGCCTGTCCGGCTGACGTGCTGGCTGCGCGTGCTGAGCCTGCAGCATCAGTCGCATGGGTTGCCGCCTCACGGGCTGATGTGCTGGCATCACTGGCTGACTTCTTCGCGGCTGCCGTGTTCTGTGCCACTGCGGACGCGTTACGCGCCACCTCTTCCACCATCAGTTCAAAACGGCGCAGTGCCTCCGGACGGGCATCATCCTCCGTCATGGCACCGAGAAAATCATTCAGCGTACCGGGTCGGGAATCTTCATACACGGTGATGGTCCCGGCATGTGACGGCGGGAACGCCACTGTAAATCAGCGTATTATCCAGCGCGGTACGGTTATAAATTTCAGCACCGTTTTTCCGCACTATCAGACGGCATGAGGAGTAAATATCAGTATGCTCTCTCTCATGCTTAGCGCCACTGAATGCCACCGCCGGAATAACAATTTGCCGGTCAAACGGCTGATCGTCATAAACCCTGACGGTAATGGTCCCTGATGGCCACCGCTCCGGTGCACGGGAGTCCCGGGGGAAAGCTTTGCCCACTGTTTTAACGAGATCGCCTTCAATCTGGTTCGCGGACAGTTTTCCCAGAACCCGGCAGTTCTCGTTAATCGTGACGTTGTTGAGCGTCCCGGAGTTCGCATTCACACTGCCACTGATATCCGCATTTTTAGCGGTCAGCTTTCCGTCCGGTGTCAGGGAAAATGCCGGAGGATTACCGCCGCTGGTAATGGTGGGAGCCGTCAGATATTTCAGGAACACTTCGTTCATGAATATCTGATCGCCCTGACCAACAAACATCGGCTTTGTGTTGCCATTCGCAGGATTAATCATCGCAATCCTGTCTGCCGCCAGCAGCACCTGACTCTGCATGCCTGCTGGCGTATTCTCAATACCGGCACCGATACCCGCGATATAAAGGCGTCCGTCCTGCATCTGCTGCAGCTTCACAGCCCACATGCTGTTCAGGTTATTATTTGTATCAACCTGAACCTTCTGTATCTGCTGGATCGCTGCACTCTGGTCTTCCAGTTTCTTATTGACGGTCTGTGTGATTTCATTGCTGACATCCGTAATGGATGTCCTGATTTCAGCCAGGTCAGGCGCAAGCTGACCGTTATCAATCTGCGTCCACAGCTCCTGAGCCAGATGGGTTTTCCCTATCTCGCCTTTGAAAAAATCCAGATAGCCGGATGCGTCATCACTCGGCTGACCAACAGCCTCCACGAATGCCGATTTGCCAACGGTGTTCACACTGCGAACGTAAAAATAATAATTATGGCCCGGCCTGATATTGATACTGGCGGCTATCCAGTACAGCGCCGTGCCAAGATAGCGTGCTGTGGTTTCAACCTGCCTGATATCCGCAATCTTCACCGACACCACCGATACCAGCACCGCACACAGCGCATCTGCCGATGTACCGTCATACCCTGTTTTTGATGCAATCCAGGCTGACAGCACGCGCGCCCCCAGCACGCCGACGATAAACGACACCAAAAAATGCGCCACCACACGCCAGATTGAAAGCGCCTGCGGCATCGTTGCCACAAATAACGCCCCGGCGAACGCACCAAACACAATCCCGAAATCCGTTCCGGTAAACAGCCCGAATACCGTCGCCCCACCGAGCGCCGCAGCCGTGCCGGAACCAGATAAGGGTTCAGACATACGTTTTTCTCCTGTAAATAAAAAAGGGCCACCAGCGGCCCGTAAAAACACCCCGTCAAAGGCGCCCGCAGATGCCTTTTGCGCGGCGTTATTTGATGTGATATGCGCCGGGTGTGGCGAGGATATGAAAAAGGCCCGCCGTAGCGAGCCATGAAAAAAATGAATAAAAAAAACCGCCTGGTGCGGCGGTTAAGGATGTATTTCCAAGTTTTGCTTAGTACGCGATTAATCTCAACGTTATTCTGAGCGATGCTTACAACATCAGAATGATGCATTACCGACCCTGCCAGGAAATACAAAATCTCCACCGATAATGCACCATTCTGCTGTCGTAAAAAAAATCAGCACTGAGGCTAACCTGGCCTCAAATCATAGCCAGAGAACAGAATGTCTCTTAAAACAACCTGCTCCCACGTAATAAAAAATACGCCAGTGCTGCAATACAATAAGGCTTATTTCAAATGCTGGAGCGGGTAGCGGGAATCGAACCCGCATCATCAGCTTGGAAGGCTGAGGTAATAGCCATTATACGATACCCGCATATGGTGCCGACTACCGGAATCGAACTGGTGACCTACTGATTAAAAGTCAGTCGCTCTACCTACTGAGCTAAGTCGGCACTGGCCCGCCACCGAGGACTCGAACCTCGCACACTCAACTTAAAGGGTTGACGCTCTTTCCTGATGAACTGGTGACGGTTGGTGGCCCTTGCTGGATTTGAACCAGCGACCTGGCGATTATGAGTCGCTCGCTCTCACCACTGAGCTAAAGGGCCGGGAGCAGAATAATAATGGTGCGTAATTAATTCTGCAATCTCATCCGTTTCAAACGATTAAATCCTGAACTTCCCTGACTGTCTGTTCAAAACGTCCTGTCTCCAGCTCAACACCAATCGCACAACGCCCCAGTGCCATCGCCGCTTTTACCGTTGAACCTGAACCCATAAAAAAATCTGCAACCAGGTCTCCCGGACGACTGCTCGCGTTGATTATCTGCTGCAGCATTTCTGCCGGTTTTTCGCACGGATGTTTTCCTGGATAGTACTGCACCGGTTTATGCGTCCAGACATCGGTGTACGGAACCTGCGCCGTCACACCGAAATACCGCCGCAAATTTTTATATTCACTCAGCAGTTCCGTGTACTGCCGGTTCAGCTCACTGTATGTGCTGACCAGCTGGTGGTGTGGCTTTTCCAGTTCCCCGCGCTGATGTTTTTCTGCCGCAACACGCGCAAACAACGCCTGCAATTTGTTGTAATCACCCTCGTTCGGTAACTGCCACTGACTGGTACCAAACCAGTGCGAAGCCATGTTTTTCTTTCCGGTGGCTTCCGCTATCTGTTTTGACGTTATTCCCAGTGATTTACGCGCATCACGAAAGTAAGAAATCAGCGGGGCCATGACGTGCTGTTTTAGCTCGCGCCCCTGTGCCACATAGCCATCATCTTTCGGGCGATACGGTCCCTGATAATGTTCTGCAAACAGAATGCGCTCTGTTGCCGGAAAATACGCCCGCAGACTTTCCTTATTGCACCCGTTCCAGCGTCCGGACGGCTTCGCCCAGATAATGTGGTTCAGCACATTAAAGCGCTCACGCATCATGATTTCGGTGTCAGATGCCAGGCGATGACCACAGAACAGGTAAAGACTTCCGGCAGGCTTCAGTACCCGCCAGAACTGCGCCAGACACTGGTCCAGCCATTTCAGGTAATCATCGTCGCCCTCCCACTGGTTATCCCAGCCCTCGGGCTTCACTTTAAAGTATGGCGGGTCTGTGACTATCAGATCGACAGAGTTTTCCGGTAAGGTCTGGATAAATTTCAGGCAATCAGCGTTGATTAACTCACAACTGGATATTTTTACAGTATTAGTCATAGATCAATAAGCACTTCTCTGATAGGCTCATACTGCTTTTGCGCAAAGCAGATGGGCCTGAGGTTTGCTTGTGACCCCAACGCATGAGCAGATGGCTGGCAGGTGCCGCTAACACCCACCAGCCGCCCATTACCACAAATTAAAAAGCCTTCACTGCAGAAGGCGTCTGTAACAACCGAACTGATAATCTGCCAGACCCGCCATAACAAGCTGGGTCAGGATTAACTGGCAGCGTTCGCGTGAAAGGTAAGTATTCTGCGCAATTTCCCCGACGGTCGCCGGTTCGGTGACGCTTAATTCATTAAACACCACTCTGGCGGTTTCGGTCATATCCTGCTGTTTTAGCATGTCTTTTTCCCTTTTCTGGTTAACGTGACATACCAATAACTCTTGTCTAAAAAGCCAGCAAGCTGAAAGACCGGTATTCGCAACCACCAGCGCGTTTAACGTACTGCATCAATTTTCGAGCATAAAAAGACCGCCTGAGGGCAGCCTTTTTACATTAAAATTAAGTTTTCTTTAACTATGTTGTATGTGAAATTAGCATTCCCTACTGAGTTTATACAACTAATCTGACGTCACACGCACCATTATACTTACTAAAGAAAAGTCATCATCAGGTCCGGCTCTCTCTATACGACGCAAAATGCCATTAGAAAACTTCTGACTATTACTCATCGTATTTGATGTAAATCTGGGGCGTTTTTCCCAAACGTTATGAACCCCATCAGACATGATACACAGATGATATACCCCGTTAATACTAGGTAAATCTTTCCATGTGATAAAATCACAGTCGTATTCCATATCAACATTTGAGGCTATAGCCGTCGTTAAGATATTTTTGCCCGGTTTATCCTTCAAATCTCTGGGTTTAAAAATATTCTGATCAATTAGCATCTGATGCCTGGTATCGTCCTTCGTCAATTGGTATGCTTTCTTCTCTCCAATGCAATACAAACGACAATCACCAATATGACCAATAATAATTCCGCTATCACAAACATAACAAAACGTAAGTGTAGTAGCAGCTTTATCGAACTCATCATTAACATCAGCTAACGACATAACCTTTCGCTTAACTTCATCAAATACATCCGGAACTGTGTCAAAAGATAAGCTTGTCAATGCTGAAAGTTCAGCAATTGCCATTGATGAAGCCTGACTGGCACCAGTGTATGAACCTACACCATCAGCTACGGCAAATAAGATGCCATCCCCTACAATTTTGGGAGGAAGCAATGAATCTTCGTTGACCCTACCTGGTTCTTTTGGATACGAGAATGATGAAGTCGCTATCAGCTGAATCATGACTCACTCCTTAAAAAAGAATGCACAAAATCAAACGCCACATCATCTATTGTCTGATATCTATCATCTTTATCCATCCTGGTACACTTCGCTATGATAGGCTTTATTTTTTTATCATCTAAATTTAAGTCCTCAATTAACCGCCCCACCGCATAAACATCAGTCTTAACTGAATACTCGGCATTATATAAAATCTCGGGAGCCATATATCTTGTACTTCCCATACGGGTACCGATCTCGGTCAATTTAGTGGTATCCCCTTCGGGATTTGTATCTTTTACCAGACCAAAATCAGACACCTTGTATGTTCCGTCGCTAAATCGCAAGACATTAAATGGTTTTATATCTCTGTGTAAATAGCCTTTCGCATGGATGTGAGCTACACCATCTAATACCATTTTCACTATTGAAATTTTTTGATCTGTTGTAAGAAGGTTGTTCGTTATTTCGTGCTCAAGATCACATTCTGCTTTATCCATAATGAACCATGGATTCTCGGCAAACAAATCGCACAAATAAATAGGAACAATATTGCTATGTACGCAATGTGATTGATACACGACCTCCCTTTTAAAACGCCTTCTAAACTGCTCTATTTGCGCCAAAAGCTCTGGTTTTTCGGGGGCTAAAACCTTTCTAGCATAATCCCCACATTCACCCTTGTTGAGGTTGTAAACCTTAACGTGTTCAACAAAGCCAAATGCACCCCTTCCAATCAACTGAATTCGTTTTATAAAGTAATTACCGTGCTGTTCTTCCATTAAGCTCACCGACCTAAATTGTAAGAATATCCATATCTTACAACTACAGATAAAAAGGTCCACAGAGTTAAGCAAAAAACCCGCATTTAAGCGGGTTTACACACTATACGGCAAAATATCACATTTACATAAAATGTATGCGATTTAATTGACTTTTGCAATATCTCGTCGTGAAAAGGTCGCTTTTTGTTGCGATCTCATTTTCACGGTGCAAATCAAGGATTCTGTATCGAGTTTCTTAAAAATGTCGCACATCTCACGCCAGTAGTTCGCATAATTATGGCTCCAGTTGTCAGGCTTAACTCCACACAGTCTGGCAAGTTCCTGTCGCTGGTAGACGTCACGCCCAGTAATCCTCCCCCTGACATCCTGCGCCGCCAGCCAGATTAATTTCTTCAGACGCTCAAGCGTTTTCCCTGTAATTTTTCTGGTGCCAAAATGCACCTGAAACTTATCCCACGCCCATTTCGCAATGACCACCTGATAATCCCAACTCGGATTTTCACTGTATACCCACAGCACCCACGCCTTCTGATGCTCTTCAAGAGACAGAACGGCGCGTCGCCATGATGATGTCGAAAACTCAACCGGACTGACCAGGGCAATTGATGAACCTTTCGCCAGCGATTGCTTTCCCGGGATTGGTGGATTATCCCGCGTTATCATTTTTCCAGTCACTTCATCGCGGTACCGGATTTTTTTTCGCCTGTAACGCCCTGTATCGAACATGGCATTCTCCTGCCAGGCTTCAAGCTGCCCTTTTGTTGATCCACTCAAATCGGCGGTGGCAATCATGAGTTGCTCACGAACAAACTGTAAATACTGGTTATTCATGCGCACTCCAGTTCTGTGATTTTTATCCCCAACCGCCCACCAGGAACAAGCTGACCGCGCACAATATTAATTTCATCAAACTGCTCGTCGTCGATAAGCAACCCCGCATGTGTCAGTGCATCCAGTGGTGCTTTCAGGATATTGTCCAGGTCACGACGACGTTTATCCGGTGGCTCTGCAATCACCTTTATCGCCAGCCTTCCGGACAGGTTTAATTTCAGCCGCTGCTGGCGAACAATAAGCGCCACAGCCCGGCGATAACGCTTTCCCTCCTCCGAGATAAAATATGTGCTGCCACGGCGTCGCCAGTAAGTGTTCACCGTCGGCGGGTAAGGTAAAACCAAATCTATGAGCATCAGTCACCTCTTTTACCCAAGCACGCCAGTTGCAAAGGCGTGATCAAGAAAACGAAAAATTAAATCAACCTGAGAACCATGCTTTTCTTCGAACGCCAGCGGATCCGCATGAAGCTCGTTGTGATGCCCCCGACACAGCGGTAGCGTGAAAATATCGTGAGATTTTGTCCCCATTCCGCCCTGACCATGACCAATCAGGTGATGGGGATCGTCGGCTGGCTTACCACAACACGCACACGGCTGTGTCTTCACCCAGCGTGTGTATTTCTCGTTAACCCAGCGGCGACGTTTAGGTCGTTTCATGAAAGATTCCGGAGACTCAGGATCAACGGCAATGCTTACCACCGTCTTTTCCTGTGATGGGTTTTGTTGCTGGTGGGCGTGAGGCAGCGGCGCAAGATTTTTTGTGCGCTGCTTCAGCATGCTGGTGGCGGTCTGCTCTCCCGGCACGATGTCGCTTTCGCGGTACACCGAGCAGATTTTTTCCGCTGGTAATCCCAGCGAGCGACGTAATACCGCTTCCGGTAGCGCGTCCGCCAGCTGATTGCGGACCGCCCACCAGGATAATTCAGCCAGAGATAATTCACGCTCCTGCGTGCCATTCATTGCGTGGCGGATGACGTCAATCATCCATGCTGACAGGTTTTGGTGAGCAAGCTGCCCGAGTGATTCAGAAGTCTGGTCACGCAGCTGGTTGTCGCAGTACCAGCACAACACCATTGCGCCAGTACCATAACGGTGAATAACGGTTTCACTGTGATGATAGTCACCATGAGGCCACTGGCAGGATTTAACGTGGCGTAACAGCCAGTCAGACAATGCACCAGCACCACCAGCAGCACGAATCACCCGCTCATCGCTGAAAAATGGCAGTAATGATTTATCCTCCGCCAGCGGCTGGCGAACAGCAGGAACGACTCCGGACGGCAGACCATGCATGCTTTTCGGTTCCGGCTCCACCAGAACTCGAGGGTTATGAAATACCTGCATGGATTCACGGCCCGGTTTTAGCACCACCAGCCCAAGTTCCGGTACCGGAACAGGTCGAAGTAATACCCGCACGTTACCTCCAGATGCGTTGCTGGAATGTGCGGGACGGACGCGGTGGGCGTTCGGAATAAGGGAGCCTGACATAGATTATCCAGTGACGATAATCGAGGCTGAGGGCTTTCTTAACCTCGTATCCGCGCCTGCGGTAGTTATGAATTAGCCATTCGGCCTGTTCTTCAGTACATGGTGGGTGTTGGTACCAGTCGGTTTTAAATGCGTGTGAACGCCGCCCGTGCCGGATGGCAAGGTCGGTATCAGAATTGTGAAATTTGTTTTTGTGCGCCATCGGTTGTCTCTGCTGGCGCAGCAGGTGCCAGTTGTTCAGGCTGGCGTGCGAATTGTAAACCAGAATGCCAGGAAAAAACAAAACCCGCCGAAGCGGGTTTTCATTGGAAGCACCTTTAGTTTTGCTGTTCTATTTTAAGCTTGATAGTTTCATACAAAACAATAGTTGCGCCTGTTTTACATAATTCCCGGCTGTCATACGCGCGAGACCAATAACACAACCAGTTCTCGAGATCTTCTCGAGTATAGGTTTTGCAGGCCAGTCCCTCTGCCATTTCCACGATTTCATCGCCTGGTGCTGTTAACTCATAGCCATTCAACAACAAGAAGACGTAACCAGCCATCATAGCTGTTCGTTTGTTCGCATTAGCAAACGGATGATTCTGAATCAGACTTTCAATCAATACCGATGCCAGTACAAACATGTCATTAGTCTGTTCATACCATCGAACCATGCTGGGACGGGCCTGAGAAGAACTTAAGTTATCTGGACTCAGAACACCAACGGGCTCATCTGGCGTCTGTAATTCAATTAGGGAACGATTGATTTCAACAAGATCATCAACCGTAAGGTAATGCACTCCTTCAACAATCTCAGCCATAGAGCACAATACCCATCATTACACTTTTGAAAGTTCTTCCATGGCTTTCTCATAACGAGAAAAACCGAAATCAAAAGCATTTTTCACTTGTTCACGATGTGCGCAGTTTTCATCAATCGCTGGGCGAGGGACTGCCACAACGCTTTTATCGCGAGGCGGAATACTCAACCGCGTGTGTTTTTTGAGTGGGCAGCTCAT